CGTAATAGGTAGTTCAGTACCACCTTTAGCTGCTTGTGCTTGTAGATTCAAACGTTTGATGTTATTTTGAACTTTCTTTTCTGCGCTAGTTAAAATACGTTTCATAGATTCTGGCTCAAGTCTTTGATTTCCAGCCACAACATTCTGCAAATATTTAAGTTCTTCGTTAGAGTCATTGCCGCCAAATTGCACCAAACGAGGAATTACAATCTCTCCAATGTTTGCCATGAACACTTCTGTGTTTTCGAGCTTTTTTTGGTTGCCAATCAAACCAAGCGAATATTTAGTTGCTGCTGCTTGTTCAGGGCCAAACGCACCGCCATAAATCCCTTTGTTTAACAGAGAAAGTGCATCTTTATAGGCGGTTTCCAATGAGAATTGATTTTCAACATTGGCTACATTTTCACCAACAATTTTACCAGCCGCTTTACTAGCCGCACCAGTATCAACATTGATTCCACCAATAGTGACATTGCCGGTGCCTTTACCTGCGCCTTCAACCTTTTTAGTTGCGTATTCAAGCATACGTTTTTGGAAAGGTTCAGTGCCTGGTTTGAGTCCTGCATCAATTAATGTTTTGGCAAACTCAGAGTATTTCTGAACATCAGGGCCTTCATATAACACAAAACCAGTAACAGAATCAACTAAAGAATTTCCAACAACAACTGCTTTATTTGGTTTTTCAATAAGTTCTAGGTCTTTAATATTTCCACTTTTTGCATACAAATCAATGCTCTGCGGAGTATGTTTACCAGCCCGTATTAATTGTTGTAGTGGATCAACACCTTGTTTCTCACGCAACCTTTGTTGTGCCAATGCAACTTCACTAGCGGCCTTACGAGAGATATTTGCAGCTTCTAATGCACCTTGAGTATCTCCAACTTGTTGCAAAGCACTTGCATATTGACCCAACCCCTCTGGAGTGCTTACATCAAACTGTTGTGCCAAGGCATTGCGTATGCTATACAAGCGCATCTGAGGGTCTTCTGCACCCATCAAACCAGCAAACCCACCAGCGGCACGACCAGCACCAGCTTGGATAGCGGCATTTGCATACTGCATAGGGTCAAGTCGCGCCATAGTAATAGCATCTTTCAACCCCTGACGATTGCGCTCTTCCTGATACATCTCAGGACTAACACCAAACAAACTTCCAACAATATCTGTTGCCATGATTACTCCTTAAATTAACCTGTAACGCCAGGGATATACAGTCCTTGACCACCTTTGGCACGATATGCAGCTAGTTGGTTGTTATAGTTTTGCATCATTTCATCTTGCGCTTGTTGTTCTTCAGGTGTTAGTGGTTCTACCCTCCCAAATTCATCAGTACGCAAAGGATTTATTGTGGTTCCTGCGCCAAACAGTCCTGGCAACGCACCGCCAACAAATTCACCCAATGCGCCACCAAACTGAGTGTTTCCACCAGCACCAACCAATGCTCTTGCCAATGGGTTGAACTGCATAGAAGGCAGTCTAGCAGCAGCAGCCGCAGTGGTTCCTCTGATTCCAAGTTCACCAGCCCTTGCACCAGATGCAGAACTCAATTGAGCCAACTGTTGACTCAATGACAAAGGTTGTTGTCCAAGTTGCTCAAGTGATGAACCAACACCAATACCAGTGCTGAATGGTGCATAAGCACCTGTCAAGCCCTGACCATAAGCACCAAGCAAGTTAGCACCCGTACCCATCAAGCCAGCACCAAACTGAACTTGTTGTTGACCAGCTTGCTGTGCGCCAGCAGCCAATTGAGCATCCTGTTGAGCCAAAGCGTTGTAGTACGCTTCCATCTCAGGAGATGATGCCCGTAGACCTTCACCACCACCTGGGCGCATACCAGTGCCACCAACAGACAAGCCACCACGACCCGTTTGAAATAATCTGTTTTGCAGTTGAGCAAATTCACGCTCACGGCTAGGGGCCAACAAGTTTTGTTGTTTTGCAATGTAATCAGCGGCAACTTGCTCTGGAGACTGAGCCAAATACTGTTGACCCAAGCCAAACAAGCCTTGTGCGCCAGCAGTCAAAGGAGCATAACGACCTGCCGCTTGCTCTGCCTCAGTCAAGCCTTGACCAGTTAAGGCAATGACTCGATCTTGCATTGCCTTGAGTTCTGGAGTTAACTGATAACCAGCACTTGTCAATTGACCAGTTGTAGGATCAAACCCAAACTGTGATGTGCCCCAGCGAGTGGTTGTTCCAATGGGTCTGAACTGAGAGCCACCAACAGCTTGACCAGTTGCCCCAGAAATCATCCTGGCTTGTTCTTCAGCAGCTTTAGCCGCAGTTTGTCCAGCCAAAATGCCACCAGCGCCACTTACAGCACCGCCAAGTAAGTTTCCTAATTGACCTGCTGCGCCACCAAGTTGCAATGATGGTTGCCGACCAGTAGCACCGCCTAATAGTCTTTGCAAAAGGCTTTGAGTTGCAGGTTGTTGAGTTCTAGGCGCTGGAGTTCTAGGCGCTGCACCACCACCGCCTCCACCAAGCAATCTTCGCAGTTGCTCAACAGTTAGGTTTCCATACATGGATGGGTTTTGACTTGTCCCAAGGCCACCAGCACCACCTGTTGGATCATCGTAACCTTGCTCTTGAGCCAACTGATAAATCAATTGTTGCTCTTCAGGCGTGAAATTGTATGGAGTGGTGTCCTGCAACATAGTCGCAGGATCATTCATCTCGTCATAATTCGAATAGTTATACCTTGGCTCACTTATGTAGTCAGCATACGGGTCTTCTGTGTAATCTGTTTCCATATTTCCTCCAGTACTTTCAGTAATCGGTGTTTGTGGTGTTGGTGAGGGTGGTGAAAACCCAGAACCATCATTAATAATGTCTTTTGTATCAAATGATGATGCAGTTGTGTCTACCTCAAAAGGAGCCAACTGATTCTGCAAATCTTGTTGTCCAGCAAGAGCCTGTTGTTCAGTAGGAACAGTTGTAGCAGAACCTGGAAAAAGTGAAGCAGCGTTTATGTTGCCAACACCTTGAATCAATGCTTGTTCACCAGTTTTACCAGAAAGTAATCCAGCAGTTGTTCCAGCAGCTACTTGTCCAGCAACAGCAGAGCCAGTTTCTTGGGTGGCGGTGCTACCAGCAAGACCAGCACCAGCATTAATAATTGCAGCTTTAACGGCATCTTCTGGATTTTTGCCAGCCAAAAGATTAGTTGATGTACTGGTAATAAAGTTTTTTACTGCGCCAGGATCACCACCAAGATAATTCCCTACAGCGCCACCAGCAGCGCCAACAATTCCAGCCTTAAGTGCTTCTTCTGGAGACTTACCCTGTGCAACTTGTAAGGCGGCATTTGCCACACCAGTTCCAACTGCTGTAGCTACAGCCGCAGATGTTGCCGCTGGAAGCAGTCCAGCAGTTATCATCTGTTGACCAATAGCCGAACCAACGCCTGGAGCCGCAACACTCAATGCAATTGCAGCAATTACTGGTGCGTTTTGAGACAGGCTTAAATCTTTGTCTACTTGAGCAAGACCTTTGCTAATCGCTGTAAAAGGGTCATTACTAGACAAAAAACTACTAAGTCCACCAAAAAAGCCACCACCTTGTTGCGCTCTTATTCTTTGAGTTGTTGCGTCAGATTCCGCTTGTTTGGTTGCGTGTTCTGTATATCTAGTGCGAATTGTGTCTAAAGGAACATTGTTTTGCTTTAGGTAGTCAATTTGTTTGGTCAATAAAACAGGGTCAGCTTGATTAACTGCGCTACGCACACCATTACGCATAGCCTTTAAAACATACTCTGTTGGATTGGTTGATGCTGCTTCTATATTTTGTTTAAGAAAATTACCCCCCGAAGGGTCATAACCTTCAAGCCAGCGTGTCTCGTTAATGGCATTTTGAAATCCAGCATTAAGTTCATCGTCAAACCCAGGTATTGAAGATAATTTTTTTACCGTTCCAATATCATCTGGAAAGTATGTTTGTATGATATCTAGTGTGTCTTCAGATAATGCCATGTCACACCCCCAATGCCAAAAGAACCTGCAAGCACTTGCAAGTTACATTGAGATTGTTTTGTACTGCGTTCATTACACAGTGCCGTTAGCCACAATGTTGCCCAACACAGTCAGGTTGCCAGAACTGTCAACTTTGAAAACATCAGTGCCTGAGTGCCGAATAAACAAAGTTCCACCACTCTCAACAAAGCTGAAGTTGGTGAAGGTTCCATCTGCCTTGGTTGCAATAGCAGTCTGAATGTTGGTGAACTCAGTATCAATCTCAGTTCCCTTGACAACCTTGCTTGCATTCCCTGGCGACAAAGCATCTTTAGCCGCAAAGTTGGTGGTTTTGGTGTAATTTGCCATGTTTCTTCCTTAAACCAGTTTGCCATTCTTGGCTTGAATCTCAATCTTTTGAATGCTCACAGGATACCCATTGATCTGCACTTCATAACCCGTCTGCACAGTCTTGCCAGAACCTGATGTTTGACCAACCAAAGTCTGCAAAGAAATGCCATCTGAGTAGTAGGCAACAGGAACACCATTTGCCCCATACTCAGCAGTACCATATTCAGCAACAGTAGACTGAGGAATTTGCAATGTGGTTGCGTAATACTGACCAGTGAAGTCATATCCCCACTTGAGAATAAAGCCTTGGTTTGAGCCACCAATCACCACCACAGCAATGCGCTTCAGGATGGATGTGACATTGGTTGCACCCAGGTCAGCATAGGTGGTGAAATACTGAAATCGGTAGGTAGTTGCATGGTCAAGGTAAGTCCCATACTTGCCCACATAACCATTCTTGCCAATCAACAAGTCTCCATTGCGTTTAGCAACGAAAGCAGTTGGAGTGATGGAATCCCACACAGTTACCCGTGAAGAACCATCTTGCAAAGCCGCCTTGGTGTCAAAGCAGTAGGTCTGGGTGGCAATCGGGAAGTTAATCAGGTAAAAGGCATTTGACTCTGAATAGACTGCCTTGATGTTTGCCAATGTCTCAGCATTCACAATCGTCATCAAGTCATCGCGCACATTCTTAGACAAGTCCCGCAAAGGCGCAGACTTCTCCTGAATGGTTCTGAGCAATGAACGCACACCACTGTTTGACAAGAAAACAACATCACTGCCTGTGTTGGCAATAGAGTCCCTTGCAATGCAACCAATGTTGCTTATGGTGTCACTCAGAGACAGGCTTGATGGAGTAGTTGCATTTGCATAAATCAAGACTTGACGCTTGCCAAAGATAAACAAGAATCCATTGTGAGCTGCCAACCCTGTGATCTCATCAGACCCATTAGGCCATACCCGTGAGATGTCCAAAGAACCAGCAGTTCCTGTTGACCAGATGTGCCCTGCCAGCAAGTCAGAGAAAAAGACAGTTACATTGTCAGAAGTGCTACTAGCAGTCCACAAGCGACCATAGGCAGAGATAACAATGTTGGTCTGGGGAGCAGTCGCAACATAACCAGTTTTCTCGCTCACTCGCCTAAATGTGGTGAGACTTACAGCAGGGTCATAGATTAGTGGGTCAAAACCCGTCTGAAAGAAATATGTGATGCCATTCAAAGATGCACAGTGCCAATTGGTTGCCGTAATCACTGGGGCAGTCCCACCGCCACCATAGGTCAACTCTGTTACTGTGTTTGTTGTACTCAGTTTAAACAGCTTGTTGTTGCCCGAAAACAGTACAGTTAAACTGCCATCAGTCTGCACCAACTCATGCAAAACATTGATGTTGTTTGCGCCAAGGTTGCCAGAAGCTGCGTTAACCCTTGAAAAGCCTTTGCGAGAGCCAATGCGCCCGTATTGGTCAATCACGCAGTTTGTTGCAATCGCAGCGTATCCAGCCGCTAAATCAAGCGGAGAGTCTTGTGTATTGAGTCCAAAGAAGCCTGGAGCCGATACAGAAAAGGTCTGGATTTGTTGGCTCATGTTGATACAAATTGCTGATTTTCTGGATACCGATTTGCCTCTAAAGCAATGTAATCGGAGAGCATGGATCGGAATAGTGTGTATGCCTCTGATGAAGACAACCCACCATCTTCACCACGCTCAACCAATGCCCTTGCATACGCACCTTGAGCAACAACTACATCTGGCACAAGAACCACAGTGCTATCAGATGCCAAAGTTGCCTGGGGTATTGTCAGACTAAATTTCAGTGTGTACACGCCATCAGGAATTGGAAACAAGCTGACTTTGGTGTTGTAAGACGCATCTAATCCATCAAAGGTAAATTCTGTAGGAATTGAGTTGACCAGGGGCAAAAAACTCTGTTTGCGGTTCATGTCCACAAATGTGATGTTAGTCAAACCAACATTACTGGTTGTGTTGATGGCATCCATCACCTGAAACTTCTGACCAGCACCAGTGAGTGAATATGATGGGGTTGAGGCCACAGTAGTCACAGTGATGGTCTGCCCCAAAGAATTCCAACCAAAAGAATCCTCAACTTGACGCTTTGCATCGTTTACAAACTTTGCAACCAAAGTGGAATAGGTGGTTTCGTTGAAAGTGGTTACAACAGGTTCACGCAAGCGGATCAACACATCGTTGACAAGTTCTAGTAGTGTCATATTCTGGATACTCCTTCAAGTTCAATGGTCACCGCCACAGCAAAAGTTGAAGCAGATTCAGATGTTGCTTTAAGAATATCGCCTTCTTCCATCACAAAATACGCCATTGAACTTCCCCAATCTTGGGTGGTTTTAGAAGTAACTGCTGTTTGATAGACAAGCGAATATGTGGCAGCCGCAGAAGTATCTGTCCAATCAAAGGTAATGTGTTTGTTTGAGCCGCTGGCATTTGCGGCACGAAGCAAAGCAACCCGTCCATAGTACCCAGTGGGTATTGTGAAAAGAGTTGTGTTTGTTGTTGCTGTTAGGTTTGCACCAACTGAAACTGCTCTCATTTTGCTTTTGCCTTGTTCCTTGCGGAAATTGCTCTAGCTTTTGCCTTTGCGTCAGCTTTGGAGCTTGCACCCCATGCCTTTAGCGAAAGAAGCAGTCTCGTTGGTTCACCATTCTTGAACTCAGGGCCATCATTTCCACCCATTCGAGCCAAGAAACTTGCTCTGCGAGGGTTGTCCCCCGACTTTACTGGTGCCTTTAAGTTGCCACCAGTTTCTGCATTATAAGATGCTCTCCCCTTGGCATTCAACCC